AGCAGTGCCTGCTCTAATAAGCAGTGTGGTGAGTGCCCGCCGTGCCCCCGTCCTCGTTGCCCCGATGTACAGTGCCCTGCGCCGACCAAGTGCCCGCCGCCTGCGCCGTGCCCGCGTCCTGTCTGCCCGCCGACCACGGTAAAGTGCAGGGCCGAGGAGACGCCGGCCTCATCTGTCCGCCCCTACCTGGCTCCTCTCGGAATCAGTGGTTTTGGCATGGCGTAAATCTCTCCTTTTTCTAGAATGAAAGTGTTCGGTTTATCACTTGGCACTTTTTTCGGATTTCTTGTTCTTTTTTTGATTCTTATGGCTGTTACAACTTATATTAAAGCGTATGTATATTCAAAGGCTGGAATTCAACCCATACGCGTAGGGTTAATTGCGACATAGAAGCTATCAAACCAATTTCTTGTTATCTCATTTTCACGAAGTGCGAATGCGAGAGCAAAACTGACAATGGCGTGCGGAATCTTCAGATTAAAATCATCATAAGGAGCCTCGGGGTCACATCGTGTATTAAAGATGACATCCATGAACTGCGGGCTATAACTACAATTTGCCTTGGCATGATGCGACTGATGTTCAGGATTTGGCCAGATACTGTAATCAAGAATATGGATACAGATATACAAAAAAGCGGCTGCGAGGACAATCCATGTACTCAGGACTTTCACTCCAAGAAGCCATTCTGCGACTAGTAGTACAGCAAATCCAAAGAAGTTTACAAAGGCCTCCAGTATCAGGCCAAGCCAACGGGGCAGGTCAATCGCATGATTGTGATGAATCTGTACATGCGGATTTATCAAGTAAACTGGCATATCAGGCATATGACACCAACGGTGTCCAGCATAGGACCAAAATAATAGAAAAAGTGTTTGTAAAAAAGCTATAGGCCAACTGTATTCAGGTACACCTAGATACGTAAAGAGGGTGATTGTAATGACTAGAAAAGGACCATAGGCTTTGATAAACTCGCTGGCCCGCTCCATTCTACTCTGTGGTATTCACTAAACGCTCGGAAAAAGTCCGTCGATTCTCTTTTGAACGGGAACCCAGCCAAAAGAGAGTGCCGTTAACTTAATTAAAAAGAAAAAGAGTGTAACACCGACAAAGACTTTTTCCAAAGATCCGTTGGGAATCTCGGATTTTACACCTAGGCGACTCTTCACAAATTCTGTCATTTTCTGATTAATGCCAGGAACCAGACTTTCATGGTGAGTTAGCAGACATCCATTAAAGAGTAGACATTGCACAAAAACTATAAATGTGAAAAAGGTCATCAAGGCAACTACAATAAGACTTGTGCTGAATGTCAGCATGAGAATTGTTCCATGGATACAAATCAAATGGACTATAATAAGAATCAGCCCTAACATTTCTACTTCTCTTTTATAAGATAAAAGTAGGGGGGGATGGATACACGATTCTGGGGTCCATCAGGATGGGAATGTCTCCATCAAATTACATTTGCATATGAGCCTCCGCAAAAAGAGGCAGTAAAAGAACTTTTTGAAATGCTACCCTTTGTATTACCCTGTAAGTTCTGTCGTGCTAGTTTAACAACCTACATGAAGAGTGACCCAATTGATTTGAGTGGGCGTGAAGCCCTTTCTCAGTGGCTCTGGAGAATTCATAATTGTGTGAATGATAAACTCCGTAAACAGGGTCAAGCTGTCGCAGAAGATCCGACCTTTGAATCTGTAAAAACATTTTACATGGATTCTCTTTCAAGTGGATGTACGCAGACACATTTTCCTGGATGGACCTTTTTATTTAGCATCGCTGAAAATCATCCACTTTGTAAAGAATCACGCAACACGAGTCCTATTCCTGATGCACCTCCACGAAGTCCCGGTATGACAGATGAGGACCTGAACGAATGGAATCTTTTACGGCCTGAAGAGCGGGTTCCCTATTATCGCCGTTTTTGGGCTGTGATTGGAGATACTTTACCATATCCTGAATGGCGGAGACTTTGGGAGAAGGAGGCTCGCAAAGTAAGTTTACGAACACATACAGGAAATCGCTGGGCACTTTTAAAAGCACTCTGGCGATTACGGTGTACAATGGAATCACAACTTGAATTACAGAATCGTACACGATTTGCCGATTTGTGCCGTACACTTGCGGACCATCGGAGTGGGTGTGCGAAATCGAAGAGGGCCATTACATGTCGTAAGCGGTCGAGTGGTGCGAACAAAAAGACACTAAAGAAGTAGGTAGTGCTACGCAATGGAGCCAACAACAATTCTCTTTTTAATTGTTTTTGGATTACTTTTACTTCATTATTTAGTGCATGTATGGATAAGTCGTAATAAGGTGGTGCCTTGGGCCTCAACGGAAGGATTTGAAGACGCAAAAGCCACAATGGCCACTGAATCTGAAGTGAAGTGGCTTGAGGCTCCAGAACTATTTGACGATTTTTATAGTAAAGTCTACGACCAACTTGCTCAAGGCTCAAATCGTCTTCAATCCGAACTTGGACTCGCACTTCATGCATTCAGTCTTGAAGGAAAAAAGGTCAGCGATATGCAAATCTTGGATGCCGGTTGCGGAACAGGCATTGTTACTGCGGCCATGGCTAAAATGAACCCCGCAAAAGTGATTGCGGTCGATGTAAGCCCTGCGATGCTTCACCGTGCTAAGACGGTTACTCTTGAACAGTCTACATTAACCCAGGCGCAAAAAGATAGTATTGAGTATCGTCAATCGGACCTTCTCAATCCGAGCGCACTAGCACCTGGTGAAGTGACAAATGCGATTGTCTTTTATTTTGTAACTTACTATATCCATGATATTGAAGCCCTTTTCCGTAATCTCTTTGTATGGGTGGCTCCTGGAGGAATGATTGCCGTGGAGGTGGTAAATAAATACAAGTTCGACCCGATGTTGGATAGCTCTGCGCCGTGGATGGGATTTAGTCTTCAGAAGTATTCAAAGGAGAGAGTCACACAGAGTAAAGTCACCTTTGATAAGTTTGAATATGAGGGCAAGTTCGACCTTATTGATCCTGTAGCCGAGTTTCGCGAGACCTTTCGTTTCAAGGACGGCTCTGTGCGGCGGCAAAAACATATATTTGTGATGCCGGCTATTGAAGAGATTGTAAAGACGGCAAAGACAGTCGGTTGGGAATACAAGTCCTATGTTGATCTGACAACAATAGGATTTGAATATGCGTACTTGCTGATTTTTAAGCATCCGTAAGAAGTAGAGACACATGAGTAAGATTTTTGATGTCCATCAACCAGGTCTCCGACGCGGTGCTGAGCGTCTAGCCTTTGCTCCTCATAAGCGGTATTTCTATGTAGAACATCCTACGGAGGGTTGGAAGGTATTTCTTCGTGCGTGTACTTTTCTTCATGAAGAGGGAAATCCTGACCCGAAGCGATTTCTTGTTGTGAAACGCTATCAGGCTCGGCCAAATGGAGCCGTCTGGGAACCTCCGAAAGGGCAAATGGAGGGAAAGGATGGACTTGCGCATCCGACATGGAGTATTTTAGATATTTTGGCGGAGAATGTTGCCCGTGAAGTTGAAGAGGAGGCAAAAATTAAGAAGATTGATAATTTACAATATACCGGACTTGTTTTACAGGGGCAGGAGAAGGATTATCCACCCAATACCTATTTTCAGTATCACTGCTTCCGTGGAACTGTGACTGTGGGTGAGATTGAGAATGCTTTAGCCGAGTTTGAATGGCTTAATGAGCATCCGAAGGCATTTGCGCGGATGCGTAAGGATGTGCGTGAAAAGGACGCACTAGCATGGTATGACCCTCGGAGAACAAAAATGATGGGGAAATGGTCGCCTAGCCTAATTGTCTTATATTTGCGCGAGCAGTTATCATAGTGCCTCAATCTTTTGTGCAATAACAGCCGTACTCATATACTTCAGTAGGTTTGCCTTTGATTCGGCCAAATAATCAAATGTACAGAGGTGCATTTCTGCCTGGCGATGACCAGAGCAGTATGTCTTCTCGCACTTACAGGTAAATCCGAGAAGACCAACTTTCTTCTTACAGGCGGGGAATGCACATCGTGCGGGTTTTTCTTGGCTATCTGACATGTTTTAGAGTTCTACTTTAAAACATTCCAAGTTATAACTCAATTTTTACCAACCGCACTTGCGATTTTTACGCGAAGCCTTGCGACCTCTATGTGTCTTACGATTCTTCATGGTGTGTCTAGAGCGGCGACCACCCATTGTAGGTTGTTGGCCAAAAGGAGGCGCAGCAGCAGCTACATTTACCGCAGGCGCGGCCGGGAGCATATTCTTGCGGTTATTTGCTGGAGCATTTTTCTTGCCTGTAAGCCAATCAAAGAAACCCATCTACTTACGGTAGCGATTTACGCGGCGACTCTTGCGATTCTTGCGAGTCTGCTTGCGGTTCTTGCGGTTACGGTGTGTGCGTCTGCGTCCACCAACACTAACCGGTCCCGTAGGAATCTTTGCAAGAGTACCTACGCCGCCGGGCCAACTTGTCAGTACATCATTTCCTGAAGCGTCGTTTTGCATTCTACTTAGAGTATATCTATATTCTTTCAGTAGGATGTCCTTTTGGAGCGAAAGCCCAGGACCTACTTGGTCCGATTTTTTCTGGTCTACTCTTCTTTGTAAGGGGACTACGCACGCATTTCCATTAAAAAGAGGACAAATATCTCGACCTGATGGTCCCTATTCGCATACAATACGTCAAGCTACCGACAAAGATTCTGAAAAGATTGCCGCATTTCTGCGAAAGCATTTTAAAATTACAGAACGCAGCTCATGCGTAATAAGAGGAGACCGTATTCGTCGCGGTCTCTCTTCAGGCTGGATTATCGTATATTCCATGGGAGAAACTGGAGAGATTTTAGGATGTTGCGCCAGTCGTCCTCTTGGAGATTGTCGTATATTTGAACGCAATGGCAGGAAAATGCGCTCCTCATCCATTCGCAACACCGGATTTATTGATTTCTTTTGTGTTGTGCCCTCCCTACAGAAATCTGGACTTGGCTCAACGCTGTTGCGATATATTCGCCATTTTACAAGTGTACATGGACGACTTATTCATTTCTTTCAGAAGGAACTAACACCTTTGCGAAGCCTACCTCCCTTATGGTGCGGACAGTATATTGTACGATATGTTATGAAACCGGGTCAAAATCAATCAGTTGAAGAAGTAAAAGTTGCGGATAATTGGTTACAGAAGACAGTGATTGAAGAAGAGCACCAACCATTTACAATTGCTAGCTTTACGAATCAGATTTCAGGCGATACAAAACTTTTTAAATACACAGCAGAAAAATACGATTTTTATCTCGCAATTACAGACACCTTTTCTGTGGAAAAAGGTACAGAACGGCGAATGGGTGAAGTCCTCTCCTACTGGTCGGTTGGTGCCCCTACAAAAGAAGAGTCGGCATTTGCTATTGAATCAATCCTTGATTGTACTGGCTATAAGATAATACTTATGGACAGCACATTTCTTCATGAAAAAGCAATGGGTTGGAAAAAAGACGCGGCATATTATTATTATATATATAATCTGAATCCTCGGCGTTTTTTCACGGTTCGGCCGTGGTTCTGGTTTTAATAAAATATTGTAGTGTTTCAAGAAAATGTTTTGTATTCAGGCGCATGGCACCCTTTTGCCCTTCAAAAAACTCCACATCTGTAAATCGATTAAATCGAAGGCCACATTTTGTTGCAATATCGTTATAATGCTGATTTTCAGACAAATCCTTCCAAATTTCAATAATTTGTGTACCAGGTTCACAGAAGATTGAAAAGGAGAGTCCTGCGCCATGTGATGAAATAATAAGCTCAGAGTTGCGAAAAAGTCGAATCTGTTCTTGAAATGTCAGATCTTCCATGTAATAGAATGAAACTCCAAGCCGTTTCATATCCTCTTTGATTTCAGATTCATTTAAAATAATACGAGTTCCGCGTTGTCCTCTACTTCTGGAAATATAGATGTATTTTCCTTTTATTTGAAGGGTTGATGCCCAGAGAGGTGCAAATAAATCACACACATACCTATATGCCCAAGGTTCTTCAACTGTATAGGTTTTCCAATCGAGACCAGGAAGTTGTGTATATTCATATTCATCACGATTCTTTTCAAATTCACGATGAAATCGTGCGGGAAGATTTGCTAATGCTGTTTCAGCAAGATAACAGTTTTTTAAATTTGGATAATAGTAATAAATAGAATTTGTCCCGTGATCTACATAATAAAAACGCGCTATCATATAAAAAAATAGATGATAGGGATTTTCTTCTACTGCATCTACAAGTTCAATGAACTTAGGTTTCTCCGTATAGTAAATATATTCACCAGGTGGGACAGTAAAAAGAGTCTCTCCATTTAATACACCTGTAAACTTTTCAGAAAACCCTCCTGGACCGAGTTCATGAAAAAGTCTAAGACCATCATTTGCAATAACACCTGGTTTCATATAGACAAATGAATCCATTCTGTGATATGTACTTTAGCTTGACTTAGGCCTAGGCATCGCAAGATTTCCGGGCGCCTTGAGGATTTCCAAGGCTCCCAGGCGATAGGTGCCTTCACAGAATTTATAGTACTCAGCCAGCATATTTCGCGCCTCATCGGCTAGTTGATTGACCCGCGGAATTCCGCCTTTCATCACACTCGGCTGAATGCCCTTGATTTGGCCCGCTTTATCGAGGACAAAGAGTTTCGGAAGGAATTGCATCACCGCTGCAGTGTGCTTGATTTGGTAGGATAAGAGAGACGCAATATGTTGACGAACCTTACGAATTGCCTCGGCATTCTTGACGAATATTTCTTTATCCTTTACCTCAGGAGTTTCACACTGATAGAAGGGTTTGCTCAGCACTTTGTCAAGTTGATCCGGCGCATCACGAGAAGGCGGCGGCGGAGCAAAAATAACTTGCATGAGTTCGGTAAATTTTTTGTATTTCGGTTTTACCTCCTCGCTAATCTTGGGTAGATTACCCTGGACCATATCAAAGAAGAGTTGATTCAGGGCACGTAGTCCTGGAGAGTGTTTTGTGATAACTTGGCCGTAATTCGGTACAGAATCAGGAATTCCAGGCATAGGTGAATAGAAACAGACACTGCTCTTAAGGGGCGTATCTTTACGCATAGAATCAATGAGGGTTGGGCTAAGCAGTTGAATGGCGCGGGCTACACAGTACGCCTTCGGCTTTTCCTTCAGATACTTGAAGATGCCTGTGTAGGAGAGACCCTGTACAACACCCGCATCATCCGAACTACCTTCAGTGCGACGGCGAGCATCATCTGGTCGTGCCTGTGCTTGTGCTCCGCGTGCCGCATTTCCCATGACAGTCGCAATTGTAGTTGCAAAGCTTGTATTATTATAGGCATACTCTCCTCCTCGCGTTATTGTAAATCCAAGATTGTAGGATGTATCTTTACGAGTTCCATTCACTGTTATATCATCAATACGAAGCGTATAGGAATCGCCTGCGCGAAGGTTTTCAATGGACACACTTGCCTCCACTAAAATATCAGCACGAGGACGATAGAGCAGGTTTTTATTCTTATTGGGGTCAAAGAGTAGCGTACCTACCGTGGTGGATGGGTCGCGAGGGATTGCTGTAGAGGTTCTCGACGAAATAACATAGAGATTTGTGGCGGGAATGGCCGTGAAGTAGTTTTTCGCCACTGTGTAAAATTCACCAAGTTCTTCGCGGTCTTCTTCTGTGGCCACACCACCTTGTTGGCCACCAACAAATCCAGGCGGTGGTGCACGACGACCCATGGGATTTGCTTGAAGGGCCGCACGGAAATTGACAGTCTGCGCCTCGGCATCAGGAAGAGAATCAATGACAGTAAGTGCAAGGGCGCCGAAAATCTGGATAATACGCACATAGAAAAAAGCAATTTGGAGACAGAGACTATCACGATAGCTCTTGATATCACCGCGCCCTTTAAGAGATTCTTCATCCGAAAAAGTGAGCCGTTTTACTGAATCAAAGTAGAGAATATCTTGGTTTCCAAGTTTCGGTTCAAGTTGCAGTTCAAAAAAGAATTTTTCAAGGGCGCGTTTTGTAAAGAAAATATAGTCCTTACATCTGCGCTGGTCTGCTAGCTTCAGAAGGTCTTGAATATCTGTATTGTTTAACATCCAGATAAAAAGACCATTGATAACGGCTTGTGTTGGAGCTGTTTTGCTTTTTAATGCCTCCCTTGAAGGCATTCCAGCTGGGATTGATTGACCCGCTCCCATTCTAGACTGACTTTGGAATTAAAGTTTCAAGGCGTTTCTTATGGGTTTCGAGACGGCGCAGACACTTCTGTAGTGTACCTTCACTCACTCCACACACTCCCGCAATGCGCTCATAACTGACATCAGTGAGGCCACGGCGTTGGAGAAGAAAGCCAATGACACCCGCACCAAGCGAGGGTGGCATATTCTCAGGACTGAGTTCATTATCTTCAATGTAGTCGCAGAGAGTGGTAGCAATCGCAGAAATCTCCTCGAACTTATTACGAGGAATTGCGAGTTGACTGAGCGGGTAGTGAATATAGTCGCGAGCCCGGGTGCTTTCCAAATTCGAAGGCGTTGAAGTCTCCTGGATAAGCCCACGCTGCTGAGCAATAGCTAAGACTTCCTGGAAATACTTGAAAGACTTGGTAAATTGGCCCGTGGTCAAGTGAAACATGTCCGCAACCTCCTTCGGCTTTCGGGGTTGTCCAACCTTTTTAAGAGATGCATACATACAACTTGCAATTACACTTGTGCGTGAAAGACCACGTTTATCGCAGTGCTCCACGAGTTGAACATAGAGGTCCTTTGCATTATCAATGACACTCTGGTCAAGGCCGTGATTGGTCGCGGCAAGTGCGAGCATTTCGTAGACTTGTAGAAGTGCGCGTTCACGATATGGCAGCATATTCCAGGTGTGATAGCGGCGGATACGAGCCATGGCTGCGCGAGCTGTGCTCGGACCACCTGAACTCTTTGTAAGAATAATAGTTCCCAACGATGAAGAAGGAAAACGGAAATCGGTCGGTGCTCCTACACGACACGGATCGTTGCTGCTTCGGTCATCATGCCCGAAGAAGCGATACTCAGCTCCTGACTCGATACTTCTGTTTTTAACATCACCACAGAGGGTACATACATTTAAATCTTCATGAATAATTGTGTCTTCAGATGTGGCGCATGCGCAGACTGATTTTGTAGATTTGCTAAAGTTATCTTCGGCTCCCCCTCCATCCTCCCCTCCATCCTCGCACCATTTCCAGGCAAAGTCTGGAACTGGCCTGTGGTGAACTCGACCTGGAAAGAGTGAATCCATTTGGAGTTTTCTTAAGATTAAATTTCAGAAAGAAAAACGCAATCAAATTTAATGATACCGCTGGATACCAATCTTTTAAATGCCATGCCTTGGATTGCGCTTTTAAGTACAATTGAGGCGGGTGGATTGAGTTTGCTGCGCATTGGAGGAAAATGGAATATTCTGTATGCGGCGGCAATTTATGCCTGTGCCGTTGTACCTCTTCTTTCAAAGGCACTTGAATGGCAGGGCATTGGTATAGTGAATTTTGTCTGGAATGTGTTCAGTACAGTCTTTATGTTTTTAATCGGCTACTATTTCTTTCAAGAAAAACTCACCTATTTGAAATTAGTAGGTGTTATCTGCTCACTTTTCGGTATAGGTATTCTTTTACTCGTAGAATAACAGAGGAGGGATGTCTATTCTCCCCACGGCACAAGTCAGCACAAATACACCCGGGTTTACTGGGCCCAAATATGATTTTGCAGATGAACTGCCTCTTCCTGGAGCAGTCGGCGTTCATCGCGGTAATAACATGGATGATGTGATTAATGCAACAAAGGGCGCTGCCTTTTACGTGGATATGATTGGATTTGGTCAGAGCAGCGGAAGTCTAACAAGTGGAATGGGTGGATTGAGACCTCTTGGTATAAATTATTTTATAAAGACTGGACTTCAGTGTGATAATGGCGCCGATATGTGGTACTACGTAAATGGAATCCCAACAGGTGAAGCACTTGGACCCAAAGTAAAGGCGGGCCTCGCATCGGCAGGACTTCCAGGACTTCGAGGCCTTGCTCCAGGTATGATGGAAGATGCGGAGGACGCCTTGAATCCGGTGCCGGTGATGAATGCGATTCTTGGATCAGGATATCCGAAATGTCGGAAGGTGACAATGCCTGTGGGAGATACACAAGGAAAGACGGCGGCCTCAGATGGAAAGCTATGGATTGTGGGCTCTATTGACCGAAGCAGTGGTCAGCCAATGCAAACTCAATGGATTCAAGATGTTGATTCAGATGGGTCGCCGATTTTCTTGACACAAGAGCAATTCAACAATACGGCAAAAATCTTTTGTCCTGATGGGACGGCCATAAGCAATCATCCTAGTGGAGATTGTACGCATGCCATCACAACAACAGAAAGTTTCAGGAACCAGTGGGAACCTGAGGCCTGGGTTATGGCAGGACTTTTAACTGCCGCGGCTATTTTTGCGGTCGCTCGTTGCAAGAGATAGTGTGAATAGACTAGAAATTTTTTGAAGAAGAAGCTCCTTTTCAAAAAATCTCTGAAATCGGAATCGAACCAATGACTTGGGGAGATCCATTGCTGAGCGCATAACGCTACAATCCCCCGCTCTACCAACTGAGCTATTCAGAGTGATGGGACCTTTGTCCAAACTGTCATAGAAGTATCACTTTAGGCTTACGCTAGCGCCTTAAAGACATACACCGCCGCCACACCACCCAGAGCCTGAGAGACAACGTAGCCCGCCAGGTCGCTCGCGGAGAGCGCGCCATTCACAAACATGGCAAGGGAGACCGCAGGATTTACATGGCCACCACTCAGGGCGCCGATACAGAAGATGATGAGGGCGAGCGTCAGACCAATGACCAGCGCATTGCCCGTGGCGAGGATACTTATTAAGAGGAGGAAGGTTCCGAGGAATTCGGCAAGAAGGTTCAGGAAGTTCATGGTTTCTACTAAAGCACTGAAAAATTTGATGCGCATTAAATCGATAACCGAAACTACATACAGCCATGGCCCTCCGTCGCATCAAGAAGGAAATTGAGGATCTCACTAAGGATCCGCCATCGAATTGCAGTGCTGGACCTACAGGAGATGACCTCTTCAAGTGGAGTGGCGCTATCTTTGGTCCGGCTGATAGTCCATATGCCGGAGGTTATTTCAAAGTTCAGATTCAATTTCCTGTAGATTATCCCTTCAAACCTCCGGTTGTAACCTTTGTTACGAAGATTTATCATCCCAATATTAATTCTGCGGGTGGTATCTGTCTTGACATCCTGAAGAATCAATGGTCGCCCGCGCTTACAGTAAGTAAGGTCTTATTGAGTATTCTCAGTCTACTCACAGATGCTAATCCTAATGACCCTCTAGTGCCTGAAATTGCTCATATTTACAAGACGAATCGGCAGGAGTTTGATGAGAAGGCTCGTGCCTATACACTCAAGTATGCGACGCCTTAGTAGAGGAGAGAATGAAAAAGACCGTCATTTTCTTATTTTTTCTAGTTACAGTTCTGTTCCTATATATTCTGACAAAGCCTACTGCGACCAGTGGATTCCAGAATATGACCCCTGCCCCTGTAGGAAATACGCCGATTCCCTATGTAACTGGGCCTGCCGATTCAATGCTGAATCCGCGTGTTCCGTATCACTTACTTCAAGGCGTCCTAGAGGATGCGGCTGTCGATGACCAGCCGAATACAGCATTCAATGCGCAGGCATGCTACGAGAGTGATTTTGCGAATCGGATACAAATTACTGGAAATTACAGTCAGTTGACGAATAATTATCGCCGTAAAAATCCCGATTCATGCTCGGCCCCGACCCATGAACTTGTCAATAACTTCTACAAACCGAGCATGCTTTAAAATTATTATTTAAATAAACAAAATCAATAAATTATACCATGAATGTAATTTATTGTTTTTGGACGGGTGATAATGAATTTACCTCAAATCGAAAAGATTGTTTGGAAGACTTAATAAATACTACTGAATGTACTGTACAATTAATTACAAAAAGAGAATTACACAAATATATACTACCAAATCACCCGTTACATCCAGCCTATGAATATCTTTCTGAAACGCACAAAGCTGACTACTTACGAACTTATTTTATGCATTTCTACGGCGGTGGATATACAGATATTAAAAATACATCAGGAAGTTGGAAGAAGGCATTTGAAGATTTAAATCAAAGTAGGCAATGGATATGCGGATATCCTGAAATAGAGGGGGGTGTTGCGTACAATCCTGTGGGCAATAAGTGGAGGGAATTAATTGGTGTTTGCGCTTTTATTTGTAAACCACAAACTGATTTAACAACGGAGTGGTACAATGAGATGATCGCAGTCTTAGATAAAAACTTAGTGGAACTTAAAAATAATCCTGCTAAATTTCCTCAAGATTGTAAAGAAAAATCATTCTATTTTAATTATCTTTCAAATCCAAACTATCCGATTGAATGGAGTGAGCTACTTGGACGAATTTTTCATAAAGTCGCATATAAATACAAAGACTATTTACTAAATACTCTACCTGCGCCGTTATTTTATATTCCTTATAGATAAGTTTAATCGCTTATCGCACATACCGTTGACTTACGCTTTACCGAAGATTCGGGTGCGGCAAACTCGCCTCGCCTCGCCTTCTCAACATCGCGCCAGAATTCATCAAGTAGAGGTATAATTGATTGGAACCATGCTGTATCACGATATACAGGATGAATCCACGACTTCTCTAGAAACCACGGAATACGCTCTAAAACATGCCACGGTGCCTCAGGCGTAGGGTTCCATTTCATATCACCAATCGGACCATAGACATACTTTGTATCAAGTGTATCATGATTCTGTAGAAGAAATAGTAGGCCCTCTGTTGCATTGAGTGGAGCCTCCTCCATAGGTCCACGTGCCGTTGCCGACTTGATAGTAAATTCACAATATTGACAAACAGGAACATCCGCAACCTCCATCTGAAGTTGCATCTGATACCAATAATTTGGTGGAACACCACCGCCGACAATTCGTGAAGAGGGACACTTAATTTCCACTAGATTTCCAAGGAGGGACTGATGTTTTGCGTCAGTCGTAGTAATAAGACCATCGGGCGATGCCGCCAGTGATGCAATTGTAGGATGTCTGAGACGACCAAGGTCCACAATAGTTGCACCCCATAGACTCTCCAGAATCTGCTTAGCCACTGGTTCAAA